GATGGGGCGGTTTAGGATCGTGGGGCAGAAGGCGGTGGTCGCCGTGCTCTCCGCGCAGCGCGGCGTCGAGGCGTGCAAAGCGGACATGCAGCGCGCGTGGATGCAGTTGGTGCTGCAGGACCCCGAGGGGGCGCTCGCGTGGATGCGGAGTACGTTCGCACTGACGGTGGGCAAGCACTGATGGGATTCAACCCAAGGGGCAACGCCGATTGGTTCGAGCATCTGGGCCCGTTCTTTGTCGGCGTGATTTCCGGGTGCGCGCTGAGTGCGTTCGTCGCGGTGCTCTACGTCGCGAGCATGCACTGATGGAAGATCGTCGCGTGCACATTCTCTCCAACGGAGAGGTGTATGAGGACCCCGGGCCGCCGGAGGACATCGGTGCGGCGACGCGGCGGGCGATGAGCAAGTTGCCCAAGAGCGCGACGCCCGAGATGCGCCTGTTGCAGCGGCACTACATCGCGATGGGGGAGGACGACGAGAAGAAACTGCGGCGTCTCGACCCCAAGCAGCATGCGTTCGGATGCCGGTGCATGCGGTGCGACACCAATCCGTATCCGTGCACCTATCCGGGGTGCGAGCGCGTCTCGTCGGGGAAGATTCGCGCCGCGTCCCACATGGAGTGGCACAAGCAACAAGATAAGAAGCTCGTCGCGCGCAACTTGCGCGTGCAGCGGCATGCACTGCGCCCCGCCGGGCTGGACTTCGTGACGGCACTCTTGGGCGATCCGGTGCGGGCGGCGCGGTTGGACGTGCGTGAAATACGCCTGTTACACGAGCGCCTGTTCGGCGACGTGAAGCATCGTAAGACGCGTATCGCGCGGATGCGCTCGGCGCTCGCGGCCATCGACGACGCGCCCAAGTCGCAGACCTTTAAGCTCACGGCGACCGCGCCGCAGCCCATCGCTGCCGTCGTGCAGCGTCTCGCCATTTTGGCGGGCGTGCCACCGACGACGGTCGTTGCTGCGTTGCTCGCGTGGGGCATCGAGAAGTTCTCGTCGGACATTCGTGCGATGCGCGTCATCAGCGCCGTGCACGTCGAGCCTGCGCTCGCCACGCCGCGTCCACCCGGCGCGTTCCCCTCTGCCGACGAGGTGCTCGAAGCGTGAGTATGTTCACCTACACGAGTTTCGAGGGCATGCGGTTTCGGAACGATCACATTTTGTTCCGGCCGTACAGCCCGCGCGGCACGACGAGTGGCGGACTGTGGCTGGAGCGCAACCCGATGCACCCGCGCATTTGGGGATGGGTCGTGGCCGTTGGTGACGGCGCGCCCGCGTGCCTGAAGCCGGGCGTGATGCTCGTGGTCAAACGGCACCAGGGGGAAGTGGTCGCCGAGCAAGAACCGCCGGTCAAGAAGTTCCCGAATCATCACTACGACGTGGTGGCGTTGCCCATCGAGGCGATTCAACTCGCCATCGACCCGCCGCTCGTTCCAATGGAGGCCGCATGACCATCAACAGTCCCAACTACCCACCGTTCGGCGACATGCTGACGCGCGATTTGCACACGGTAACCGACCTCATCATCCATCACAGCGCGGGTGCGCTCTCCGAGACGCCGGAGCAGATCGACGCGCAGCATCGCAGCCAAGGGTGGTCGGGGATCGGGTACCACTTCGTCATCACGCCGGACGGCCAGATTTACCAGGGGCGGCCGATGACCGCGGTCCCGGCAGCGGCGCAGGACGATAACAGCAAGTCGGTCGACATCTGCCTCATCGGCGACTTCCAGTCCGACGACGCGGGGTTCACCGGGGAGCCGACCGCGGCGCAACTCGATGCGCTCTTGGACCTCTCCGTATTCGTGCACCAGAAGTGCCCGAACATCGTTCGCACCATCGGGCACCGGGACGTGGCGTGCCTGTTCGACGACCCGTCGGTCGCGACGGCGTGCCCCGGCGACGACCTGTACGCCCACATTCCGGGTTTGAAGTCCGGGATTTGGGAAGCACTTCATAAGACGCCGCCATCCACGGCGGGTCACTTCTAGGAGGTCATCATGACCATCGGGTTACTGTTCTGGGTCCTGTACGTCGTCGCGCTCGTGTTTACGGGATGGGGCGCGTACACGGCCAAGGCCGCCCCCAACGCATGGGGCGGTTCCCTGCTGTTCTTCGTCCTCGTTGGGCTGCTGGGATGGCAGACGTTCGGCCCCGTCGTGCACAGGTAAGACGGGATGCCACCGTGGACGAAGCAGCAGGTCGAAGTCGCGCTGTGGGCGTTTTTGAAGTCCACCTATGTGACGGCGACGGCGGTGTTGATGGGTCTGGCCGTTCAAGCGTATACTGACGGCAAGGCGACAGACATCCCTACGCTGCTCGTCTACTACCAAACGCACTGGATTGCGTTTACTATCGCACAAATCATCGCACCATCGTGGCGCGCCTTGCAGGCCGCCAAGAAAGCAGGCCCAACGTGAACTGGTTTGCCATCGCAGGGCTCGTGTTCCAAGAGACGAGCATTCTCGAACAAGACATCGCCGAACTCGCAGCCGGTCAACCGGCAACGTCTCCCTCCGTGGACATCACGGTGAACGGCAAGAAGTACGCCGTTTCTCTTACCGCGACACCGGTCGCCTAACGTGAGCGACACGCGAACCTTCACGCGCCTGTTCGGTGCAACCGTCATCCCACATGCTGCACAACGCTATGCGACGACGGGGGATTGGATGACGCGCGAAGGTTCGCTACCTCTCGAAGTCCGTGTCTCGGACATGGGCAACACGGACTTCGAAATGCTCGTTGCGCTGCACGAAACCGTCGAGGGGTGGCTGTGTATCAAAGCGCGCATCCCCGACCACCTCGTCTGCCAGTTCGACAAGCTCTACGAGGAGGCGCGTCCCGTTATCGTCGAGGGAACGTCGTTCCGCAGTGCGATCCCGGTCGGCGAACTCGAAGCGCTGTTCGGGTGCACCTGCCCCATTACCGAAGTCAGCGAGCCCGGCGACGACATTCACGCGCCGTACTACAAACAGCACCAACTCGCCACGTCCGTCGAGCGTATGCTCGTGGCCGAAGTCGGCGTGAGTTGGCAAGCCTACGAACAGGCGAACTTAGATTTATACGAGACGGGAGAACAGCCACCGAATGCTTGACCCACAGAAGATGGCGATGATGAAGGAAGCCGCCGACCGTGCGACGCGCATGGAGGAGTTCCAGACCGTTCAACTCATCGCCACGATCAGCATGAACCGCGAGAAGATGATGGACGGTCCCGCGTCGACGGCGTCGTCGAACGCCATCGTGCAGCAGTGCGACCGCCTGTTGCTGCGGTGGGTGAACTCGATGGTCGAAGGCAGCACGGAATGATCCCATCCAAGATGCGGCCGCTGTTCGCGAACCTGTTGATCCTACGCGACGCACCCGAGACGGAAGTCAACGGCGTGCTCATGCCGGACACCGTGACGGACAAGCCGTCAACAGGCAAGGTCGTTGCCGCCGGGCGGCTCGTTCAAGAAGTGCGTGTCGGCGACCGCGTGACGCTCTCGCAGTACCTCGGGACCGAGTTCACCGAGGAAGGGCTGACGTACTTGCTCGCAAAGGAGTCCGACGTGCTCATCGTGCATGACCCCGTCGAGGTATGCACGACGACGTAGACGCCCTGTTCGGGTCCATCGCGGCCTTGAAGGATTCGACCGGAACCACACCCCTGGTCGAATACGAGCAGCCACCCTTTGGGGGATACTCCGAGGGGTGGCTGTATCGCTTTTGGCGCGACAAGTGGCGCATGGATGTCGAGCAACAGCCGCACGTCGAAATGGCCGGGTTCGTCCAAGAGTCGCTCGGCGACTGCTCGTTTTCCGGCGACACACAGACGCTCGTCATGCTTGGTGTTCCCCGTGGAACCTTTAAGACGACTGGTGTATCGGAAGCGACGCCTGTTGCCGTCTTAGAAAAGAACCCGAACGCCAAGATTCTCCTCGACGGCTTCCGTCACGGCGTTGCCAAGGCGCGTCTGCGCGCCGTGCGCCGCAAGATCGAGAACGACGAAGTCCTCGCCCACCAGGACTGGAAGCCCGAGTTCCGCAGCGACACCTGGAACGACGAAGAAATCATCATCACGCCGCGTACCGACAACATGTCGCGCGAGGCCAGTATCGCGACGGCGGGCGTTGACCGCTCGATGAACTCGCAGCACTTCGATGTCATCATCGCCGACGACTTGGTGACGGACACCAACGTGCAGACGGCCGAAGGGCGCGAGCGCGTCCACGAGCACATTTCTGACTTGCTGCCGATTCTCAACCCCGGCGGCGTGCTCATCATCGTGTTCACGACGTGGCACGTCGACGATGCGTACATGCGACGCATCCGCGCTGACGAAGATCGGGTACGTCGCGGCCTGCCGCCGAAGTTCAAGAAGCTCATTCGCGGCTGCTACGACGGCCCGACCGGCCTGTACTTCCCCCGCCGTCAGTCGCACGAGTTCCTCGAAGAAACGCTGGAGACGATTGGCTCGCGCAAGTTCGCCGCGCAGTACCTGCTCAAGCCGATGGCCGACGAGGACAAGACATTCCTCATGGACGCGATGCGTCTGCGCCGGTTCGACTTCTACACTGACAACGCGAGGCCGCTCGGCGGGTTCATTCGACTGGCCGATACGAAGGCGCAACTCGATGTAGAGACGAGCATCGCGTGGGACCCCGCCGGTCGCAGACAGACGCGTAAGAGCGACTCGCACGGGATCACCGTCGTCGGCACCGACTTCTCCGACGTGTGGTGGGTGCTCGAAGCCTTGGCGCTCAAGGCTCCTCCGACCGTGGTCATCGACCGCATGTGCCGCCTGATCCTGATTTACCGGCCGTGGGTGGTGTCGGTCGAGGACGCGTTCGGCTCCGGCCTCTGGCTCGACATGCTCAAGGACGAGTGCGTGCGCCGCGGGCTGCGCGTCAACTTCGTCGAGTATTCAACAGGCAACGTCCCCAAGAACGAGCGAATCGTGCTGCTCCAGCCGCGGTGGGAGAACGGCAAGACGATCCTGCGCGCGGGACCCGATGGGCTGCCTGTTCATCCGCGCTTCGTGACGCAGTTCGACCGTTTCTCGCCGGGGACGACCCTCGACCACGAGGACGAACTCGACTCGCTCGTGCAGCACCTCCGGCTCACCCGCGTTCCCGAGGAACAGCAGGTGACCTACGACTACAATCCGATGGACGCCGACTACGCCGCGTTCCAGAAGCGACGGGACGCGGAGTCGGAGGGGGCCCGCTCGATGGCAGGGCGCTACGGCGCGGTCTGGAAGGCGGGGTGAGGACGTGCTATGATGCCTCCAGCCTCTACCCTTCCAAGGAGCGTTCCCATGATGAAGAAAGACTCCGCCTCCAAGCGTTCGGTCGAGTCGCCGAACATCACCACGCTCTCGAACCGCCTGGCCGGTGGTAAGACGAGCGCCCCGGAGGCGATCCAGACCCTCCCCGACATGCTCAAGGCTTCGGCCAAGGGCTCCAAGGGCGGCGGCCACAAGAACGGCGTCGCCACCAAATCGGGCTACGACGTGAAAACGCGCGTCGGCGTCGGCGGTAAGAAGAAAAAGTAAGCCGTGGCGCAGCGTAAACGAAAAACTGGCATGCCGCGAGCGATGCGGCTGGAGGCGATGGCCTCCGACGGTGCCGGGAAGCCCCAAAAAGTCGCGAGCAAGCTCCCGGCAGGCCCGAAGATGGCCGGTCCGGCGAAGCCGAGCATGCCCAAACCTCCCAAAATCGGGCTCGCAAAGGCCAAACCCGCGCCGAAAGCTGGCCCGGTCAAGCAACTGACGACCAAAAAGAAGAAGTAACCGTGCGATCCTGGCTGTTAAGCGTTGTTGCGGCACTGTCGTTCGCGCTGACGGCCCTCGCCGGGGCGCAAACCGACGTTCCGATTCTCAAGGGAGGGAACGTGCTCATTACGGGCACGTTCAACCTGCCTGTTCTTGCGTTGACGGGCCAAACGTACTGTTCGATGACGCTCTCGGGCGGCGGAACGGCAACGGTGACGCCGTATGTGAGCTACGACGGCGGATCGACGTTCCAAACCTTCGCCGCCATCGGCGCGCAGACGGTGCACGGAACGTACGAGTCCGTACTGAAGGTCACAACGACCAACTTCTACGTCGCGGTGACCGGCGTCACCGGAACCGTCGGCGCGTACGAAGTCTGTGCGGGCACGAAAGCCAACGCGGTGTCGCAGTTGACGCCAATCACGGTCATTCCGACCGGCGTACAGAGCGTCTTGGTCGTCAACTCGCCGGGACAGAGTATTCCCATCGCGTGCGCGACGACGTACCCGTGTGGACTCCCGACACCGAACCCCGGATTCACCGGCAACCAGAACGTCACTATCGTAGCGCCAACTGACGCAAGCGGGAATGTCAAAGTCACGACGCCTGCGCCGAATGCGACGGTGTTCGTCGCCAACGCACCGACCGTGGTGCCGTCGTGTCCGGCATTGAGCTACCCCTGCGGACTACCGACGCCGATTCCGTTCCCGACGCTAGCCGTCACCGTGCAGAATGCGACGACAGCCCCGTTCGCGACGTGGGTGCCTGTTGCGATTGCATCGAGCATCGCGCTCACGGTGAACACCCCGGCTCCGTCGTTTACGGGGAACCAGACGGTTACGATCACGGCACCGACCGATGCCGCGGGAAACGTAAAGGTTACCACGCCTGCCCCGGCTTTCACGGGAAATCAGACCGTCACGATTACTGCGCCGACCGACGCATCGGGCAACGTCAAGGTAACGACTCCAGCGCCCGCCTTCACCGGCAATCAAACGGTGACCATCACGGCTCCCACGGATGCGTCGGGGAACGTCAAAGTCACAACGCCCGCACCCGTAGGTACGGTGTTCGTGTCGAACACAGCCGTTCCGTATCCGTCCCCATTCGCAACGGCAACGACGCTCGGCTCGGCAGGCACGGCGACCATTACTCTGTCGGGCCAATCGGCGTGCTATGTCAATCCATCGGCCGTGTCTGGAACCGTGCAGGTGCAAGCGAACGGCCTCGGTGGACCCGTTCTGTCCGTCTTTGACTACACCACCAACCAGTTAATCTCGAACCTGACGACCGATCCCGTGGCGTTCAATGCGAACGGGCTGAACAGCTTCGCAATCCATGCTGGGATTGCGGGTAGCACTACGTTTGCATTGTCGTGCGGCGGCGGGACGGCTCCCGGACCCGTGGTATTCCCCTCCGCGCAGCCCGTAACGGTAGCGAACCCGACCGCATTCCCCACACCGATTGGCTGGACGACGGCCTCGCCTGAACCCGTGCAGTTCGCGGGCCAACAGATTGCGAGTGGTGCGTTGCCGCCGTGCGGAGCGAGTATCCCCGTTTCGTTTTCAGGAACGACGGCGGTCAGCGGCGCATCGACCATTCAACTGTTCAACGTGTCGGGCTCAACGAAGTACTACATTTGCGGCTTTCAGTACTACATGGCGTCGAGCGTGCAGGGCGCTATTTTACTCATAACCGGAACGAAGACCACGAGCAACTGCGATACCGGCGTGGCGACAGTTATGAGCATTTATATGCCGCTAACGACCGGAGAAGTGGTCATCGGACCGTATCCGTATTCCATCGCGGTGTCGGCCGCAAGTAAACAACTCTGCATTCAAACGACCGGAACCTCGACCTTTTTCGAGGGCATCGTGTGGGTTACTCAGCAAGCGTAATGGATAACTGGATTCTCGTCGGCATTATGTTCCTCGCCTTCCCGGCGTGTGTCATCTCGGCGCTCATTTGGGGGAAAAACTGGTGAAACGACTTCTTCTCGCACTCGTCGTCGCCGCGATGCTCGTCGCACCGGCTCTCGCCGACATTCCGATCCTGCGCGACGTGAACGCGTCGGTGACCGGCAGCGTGTCGCTCAAGAAACTCACGCTGACCGGGCAGTCGTCGTGCGCGATGGTGCTCTCAGGTTCAGGCAGCGCCACCATCACGCCAATGGGCAGCAGCGACGGAGGCACGGTCTATCAAACGGTGGCGTCCATCGGCGCGCAGACAGCGAACGGGACGTACGGCGGGAACATTTCTCCGTACCTGACGAACTTCTACGTTGCGGTGTCGGGCGTAACAGGCACGGTCACCGTCGCGGAAGCGTGCTCGGCGACAATACTCGTCCCGGCGACGGGACCGTCCGGCCCGCCGGGTCCAGGGTTCTCTCCAGGACCTTTCCCCGTTCCTACGCCGTTCCCAACGGCCAACGCAGGCAGTATTATCTTCCAAGCGGGCGTGTTCGGTGACAACACCGACGTGACAAAGACGCAACTCGGCGTGGGGTTCGACGCGGGCGCAACGGAGCCGTCGATGTACGCCGACGCGGCGAACAACCTCGTACTCGGCGCATGGGTGTCCGTCGTACTATTCAACGGGACGAACGTCGGCGTTCTAGATAGCGCCGGGGACGGAATCGGAATGCAATCCGGTCCCGAGTCGGTAACTCTTGCCGACGGCGCAGGTGACCAGATCGTGGGAAGCGCCCACGACTGGGAACTTACAATAGGCTCGTACAGTTGCCATATCGGGGGAGCGTCGGTTAATACATGCTCCGAAGGAGGGCAGCACCAATGTACCATCAGCGTCACGACCTGCACGTTCACCGTGACGGTGCCAGCGGCCACAACGCACTGCACGGCGACCGCTCTGCTTTCCTCGACGGCAACGAGTGCGGGTATTCTCTCGGAATCCGGCACGACGACGACGGTTCAAGTAACAGGCACGGCGGGAACCGCGAAAGCTAACTACACCTGCGGGGCCGGACTATGAAGAAGCTTACTGCTGCTCTCGTTTTCGCCTTTGCTGCGATCCTTGGCGTCATGTCGGCACGCGCGGACATCCCGCCGGTTCGTTACGGGCCGATTACGTTCACGGCACCGGGAACGCTGCCTGTTATCAACCTGTCCGGCCAAAGCTCGTGCGCGTTCACGGTCAACCCCGGCAATAAAAGCGCGCAAGCCACGATCATCCCGTACGGTTCGAGTGACGGCGGGCTGACGTACGAAGTCATTCCGCAACTCGGGTCGCGCACGGTAACAGGCAATGACTCGGTGTTCACGTTCGGGTCGCAGATCGCGCCGTACCTGACGAACTTCTATGTTGAAGTCGCGCTCATTTCGGGGCCGAACGACGTGTCCGAAGTGTGCACGACCGCGCTCGGCCCGTCGTTCGCCGACCCGTCTCCCACGCCGACGCCCGACCCGCCGCCGACGCCCACGCCGTCACCAACGCCGACGCCCGTGCCGACGCCCCCGACTCCGACGCCTGCACCGTCACCGACGCCGAGCCCGACGCCCTCGAACTTCCCGGGTGGCGTTGCGAACGACGGGCCGCTTGCGTATTACCGACTGGCCGATGGAACGTCACCATCCACGTTCGCGGACGCGTCCGGGCACGGGTACGACGCGACGGCGCACGGCACCATTACAACGAACGCGAGCCTGCTCATCGGCGACGCCAACGCGTCAGAGAACTTCGTGGGCAGCACCGGGTACGGCGTCATGCCGTCCACCATGACGGACTTCCACACGAGCAAGTTCTCGGTCGTATGGTTGATGAAAACGCCAGCTTCGGCATCAACCTACACGACCATCTACCCCATTCTTCAGTACTACGGTGTCATCGTTGGCCGGTTCACGCGTACGGCGGGACCGCCTCCGGTGTTTTCCTACGGGTGGGGCGTTGGCAAGACGACGGGGATAGCTTCCAACAACTGTCCGAGTCCGCTCATCGCCGCGTCGTCCACCCATTTCTTTGCGATGACGTTTGACATGACGACGACGAACCCGACCGTCCTCGGCTCTGTCAACGGGGCCGCGCAGGTTAACTGCAACCCGTCACCACTGATTTCCAAAACTCAGGTCACCACCATACCAAGTTACACGACCAAGCAGTTCATTTCGGCGCAGGTCGGAAACAACTCGATGACGGCCTACAACGGGATCAGCGACGAAATCGTCATCTTTCCCTACGTTCTAACGCTCGGGCAAATCCAAACGCTTGCTACACTGGCGGGGTATTAGGGTACATGGGAAGCGGTGATGACGATGGAGCAAAGTACACGCATTCTCGGGCGGGGGACGCGTACGCCACGAAGGAGGAACTAAGCTTGCTGGCAAGTCAGCTTAAAAGCGTGTCCGAGAACTTCCGTGCGCTTACCGACCAGGTGTCGGAATCGTCGAAAACCCTGAAGCAGATTCTCATTTGGCTGCGGGGCAGCACGAACGAGGACGGGGAGTTCGAGCCCGGCCTCATCGAGCAGAACAAGCGGCAGCAGGTGGTCATCAAGCGTGCCGTCAAGTGGGGACTCGGGTTCCTTGGCACGATTGCAACGAGTGCCGTCGGACTGCTGTTCCTCCAAATCGCTCACACAGTGGGGCTGCGTCCATAATGTCACGCAAGAAACTAGAATCGACGCAGACGCTCTCGCCCGACACCCCGATTTCCAAGCCGATCCCGAAGTTGGACGACGCGCAGCGTCTCGCGCTCGGGCAGACGATGAAGATTCTCGTCGACGTGAACCTCGGCAATCGCGGCGCGCTCGACGACAACCTGGACATTTGGAACGCCATCTTCGAAATGCGTTCCAGTCCGCTCGCCGTGCCGTGGGAGGGCGCGGCGCACATCACGACGCCGACGGTGTTCTCCGCGTTCCAGGAGTTCTGCTCGCGCACGATTGGCTCGTGCCTGTTGCCGCGCCCGTACACCTGCCGCGGCAACGACCCCATTTCCGGTCAGTACGCGCACGCGGTCGAGCAGTTCTTCAACTCAGAGTGGGACAACAACGACTGCTTCGACGCCTACGAAGAAGCCATTCTCATGGGCGCTCGCGACGGCACCGTCATCATGGAGTGCCTGTACGACCTGACGACGCACGAGGAGCTACTGGTTGAGGACGAGCCCGTCATGGACGCGATGGGCCAGCAGATCGTCGGTCCCGACGGCAACCCCGAGACGAAGAAGGTGCAGAAGATCGCCACCTTCATCGACTACGACGCGCCGCGCGAGGTTCCGCGCGACCTCAAGAGTTGCATCCTGTTCCCGAACTTCGCGCGCACGGCCAACTCCGCCGACGGCTTCGCCGTCAAAGTGTGGATGACTGAGGACGACATGCGTAAGAAGGTCAACGCCAAAATCTTCGACCCCGACACGGCCGAAGAAATCCTCGCGTACACCTACGACGCGCAAGGCGAACAGGCAAGTGACCCGCAAGGAAACTCTCAGTACACCATTTCCGGTATGATTTCGGTGGTCGATACGTCCGTCGCCGCGCCCGAGGGCATGGTGATGAACCGCGGTCCCGTTGAAATGTACCGCATTCACACGAACCTGGTCGACCTCGACGACGACGGCGTCCCCGAGGAAAACATCATTTGGGTGCATTACCGTTCCGGTCTGTGCCCGGGCGCGGTGCCGTTCGACTACTACGGCGGCCGTCCGTTCTTCGAGTTGACGATGTACCCGCGCGTCGGTGTGTTCTACGGCTTCGCGATGCCGGAAATCGGACGCTCGACGCAAGAAGAAGTGGACACGCAGGTCAACTCGCGCCTCAACCTGCTCGACCTGGGCGTCAAGCCGCCGCGCTACCGCACGCCGAACGTGCGCTTCCGTGACAACGACCGACGGTGGGAACCGGATGTCGAAGTCGAGGTCAGCACGCCGAACGACTACGGGTTCCTGGCGACGCCGCGCATCCCACAAGAGTCGTTTCAAGAAGAAGATAAGCTCATGGCGCGCATCGACCGCGCGTACGGATCGCCGCAAGCCGCCGCGACCGGCGTGCCTGTTGGCGGTACACAGCAGCGCAGCGCGCGAGCGGCACAGTTACAGGCGCAGTTGCAGGCGATGCAGGCGAACCTGGTCGCGACGCGCGTGCGTCGGTGGATGCTCCGCATCCTGAAGTACAAGCACGGCCTGTACCTGCGCTACGGCAAGGATCAGATCGAAACCATCGAGACGACGCAACAGGGTGCGAAGCGCGTGGTGCTGCCGAAGGAAGTGCTCGGGCTCGACTACACGCTCGGCATTTCCGGCCTTGGCGGCGCGCTCGACAAAGAGGGCCGTCGTCAGGACATCGGCATGCTCACGCAGTTGCTCCTGGAGACGCCGATGTCGCAGTTATTCCAGGGCAAGCTCACGCGCCTTTGGAACCTCGCGCGCCTCAACATCGAGACGTACGACGTGCCGGACGTGACGAGCTTCATCGGCACGCTGGACGAGGCGATGCAACAAGAACAGGACATGGAGAAACAGGCAGCGCAGCAGCAACAGACCGACGCGTTCATGCAGATTCTCTCGCACATGTCGGGCAAGGGCGGCGGCGCGCCGTCCGGCGGAGGTGGGGGAGGCGGCAAGCCCGCGCTGCATGTCGTTCCGCAGTCGCGCGGCCTCACCGGATGACGGATACTCGAACGGCGACGTTCGCCGAGTCCCTCGATTCGTCGGCCTGGGGCCTGCTCCGTGGCGAGATGGTTCGAGACATCCGCCGCATGTCGCGCATGCTCATCGAGAACGTGGACATGCCGGAGCACGAGCGCCGGGGGTACCAGATCGCCGTTCGGGCCTTGAAAGAAGGGATCAAGCGGGTTTATGATAAGGCAGGACGAGAACTCCCGCCCACTTTGCGGCAGGAACTCGCGTTTTATCAAGACGAGGACGACGACTGACGATGGACCCAAACGACGCAACAGGTGGCTTCTCGATGGACTTGGACGAGGGGACTGAGGAACAGGACCTCGACCAGCTTCTCTCCGCTGCCGAAGCTCCCGAGGGCGAGGACGACGACACGCCCGAGGCCGTAGCCAGGAAGGCCAACAGGATTCTCGGCGACCAGATCGCCGCGCAGCAGCGCGAACTGGATGAACTCAAGGGGCGCGTGGCGACGCGTCCGTACGACACCGAACTCGAACGCCCGGCCGCCCCGGTCACGCAACCGGCACAGCCGCCGGTCGACATGGAGAAGCTCAAGGCCGAGCTTTCCGCGATGGCGATTAGCGACCCGGCCGGGTTCGCACTCCGCATCTTCGATGCAGCCAATCGCAACGCACAGGCGATGATCGACGCCAAGTTCGCCACCGTGGCGACCGGCACGGCGACCAACGACGTGAATCAGTACCGCGCCGAACGCGCGGCGCGCGACCCGTACTTCAAAGAGTCGATGGAGGAGTTCGACAAGCTCGTCAAACAGGCGGAGCCCGGCTTCGTCAATCTGACGCCGCAGCAACGTAAAGAGCAACTCGACTTCCTCGCCGACACGGCGTACGGCCGCGTTGAACGGGCGCGCAAGGCCAACGGCGGTCGCGAACGCACGCCGCCCGACATCGGCGGCGGCTCGGCCATCGCAACAGGCACGCGCGTCGAGATGACGTACAAGGGCCAGAAACTCTCTAAGGTGCAGCGCGAGGTGCTTCGCATCGCCAAAGAGAGTGGCATCACCGATCCCAAACGTATCAAAAAAATGCTGGAGGATAGCGACGAATGACGGTCGACGACAACGTGGAGCCTGAAGTCAAGATCGAGCCGTCAGGTCTGCTCCCCGAAGCAGCGCCGCGCGTACTCGGCCAAGACACGTTCTCGCTTCAGGCGGCGCGCGGCGCGAGTCAAATCGAGAAGCAGCACCGGGAGGCCGAACAGTCAGGCCGCGCCATCTGCGCGCTGCCGAACGGCGAGTTCGGGTTTCTGGACGAGGCCAACGACTTCATCGGTGACCAGGCGTACCTGTCCGGCCACCACAAGTCGCTCTTTGGCGAGGCGTCGTCGCTGCTGGAGAGTCCCAAGCCGGGGCACAAGTACGTTTGGGCGGCCAAGCTCTCGCCGAAGGGCGACCGCGCCAACGCACAAACGATGGCGAACGTCCGCTCGAAGCGGTATCGCCTGGTTGGGATCGACGAACTCCGGCAAGACTTGGACCTGCCCGTTGAGGAGCACAAGTTCGCCGGGGAAAAGGTCGCCGGGATCGTGGACGTGATACTCTGCGAACTCACCCCCCAGGCGCAAAAGCAACTCTATCAGTGGCGCGCGTTCGACGCGAAGCGGAAAACGAACCGTTGGGAGAGCTTCCGCGAGCTTCAGGACCGGGTCCAGTCGATGTCCGGCGGCAAGGTGACGGCGGAGATCGAGCAGAAAAACTAGGCACCTCCGTCGGGAGGAAAGGGGGAAAGAGGAGTCGGCAGCGGCTCCTCTTTCATTTCCCCTCGTGGGACAGGCGGTTGAGCAGTGGGGAACTCCTGTTGAACGCGCGATTCGTTTCACCTACGCTCGGCCCATGCAGCTTTCTTGGCGTCAGAGGTAGCACATGGCCGGTCTGTTGATTCCCTTCCAAATCCCCATCGTCGAGGTTCCCGGTTCTATCGGGAGCCCTTCGTTGCAGGTTTACCCGGCGCACGCGCACTGTAACGACGGTGATGTCGTAACGCTCGGCGTCAACACGGCGGGCCAGATCGACCCGGCCGTCGCCAACGACAACAGTGACAAGCTCCTGGGCGTCATCCAGGCCGACTCGGACGCCGTCTACGGCGGTCAGGGCAGCGCGACCGCCATCAACGGCGAGTTCGGTGCCTCCCCGGTAAACACGGGCTTGCTGCCCGCACCGGCCGACGGCCCGCTCGTCGCCCTGTTCGCGACGCCGCTCTCGGTGACCGCGATCAACCTCGCCACCACGACCGGCTGGATTAGCGGCGGGACGCACCAGGCCGCCATCGGAACGCGCGTCGGCCTCGGGAAAGACGGTACGACCGGCATCTACTTCGCCGACGACCAGGCGGGAACAAGCTCGGCACCATCGTCGCGAAAGTTTCGGGTGCGACGACCACGATCAACAACGGCCAAACGAACCAACCCGTTGGACCGGGCGGCGTGGGCGACCTCGCTGCGCGTGTCTACGTCGAGTGGGACGCCGCCGTACTTGCCGCCGCCGGAGGGCTCTAAACCGTGGCTACCGCGATTAACACAGGCACCTATTTCCGCGCGGCAACGCGAATCGTCAAGGACATCTACTCGAACTCGACGCCGACGAAGCCGCAGCGGTGGCCGATTTTCTTCAACCAGTTCGACATCGACATGGACCGGAGTTTTTGGCAGGCGTTGAGCCTCGTCGGCTTCGGCACCCTGGCCCTCAAGACGCAGGGCCAAGCAGCCACCTTGGATTCATCCAAGGAAGGCTTTATGACGATGTACCCGTTCTTCACCTACGCGCTCCGGTACATCGTCACCAAAGAGATGGGCCGCGAGGACGCCAAGAAGATCATCCCCAAACTGCCGAACCTGCTGCGGTACTCGAAGGATCAGACCATCGAGTTCCTGGTGTGGAACGTGCTCAACCTGTCGTTCCTGTCGGCGGCGTCCGGCGGGTACAACCTGGCCGACGGCCAGCCGCTCTGCTCGCAGTCGCACCCCTGCGCGGGCGCTCCCGGCATCACCTACTCGAACCTCATCGGTTCGGCGGCGCTGACGGTCGAGACGCTCAACCAGGTGTTCGTGCTGATGGGCAACATGCCGGACGACCGCGGTCTGACGACCTCGCGTATGCCCGAGGACATCTACTACCCCATCGGCTACCACCAGCAAGTGGTCGAAGTGCTCGGATCGTACTACTACCCGGAGAGCAACGAGAACCGGGTCAACTCGGTCGCGGGCAGCGTCAAGCCGCACGCCGTCGAGTACATCACGAGCGCGCCGCAGGGCCCGTTCCCGTGGTGGGTCGCGTCCGGCAAGGGTGAACTCGGCACCGACGCGCACACCTGTTTCGTCAACAAGAAGTGGGACGAGCAGCGGTCGTGGGTCGACCCGAACACCGAAAACCTCAACCACGAAGTCGAAGTTCGACTCCAGTGGGGCGCGGTCGAAGGGCGCGGACTCGTCGGATCGGAAGGGGCGTAATCACTCATGGCCTTCTCCACAAGCCCGGAAACGCAGCCGGGCAGCGCGTCGCAGTACCAGGGCAAAAACCGCTCGGGTAAGTCGATCACGTTCGACGCTCCGTACCAGGTTGGTTGGGGTGCGTCGCGTAACGTCGCGGCTTCGCAGGCGGAGTCGGTCGTGCTGGACGCGCTCCCGCTCGCACAGGCGTCGAAGTTTCTCCGCATTTCCATTACGGCGGCGGCCGTCTCCGGCTCGCCGTACATCCAAGTCACCGACACGGCGACGACGAACTCCGCGTGCAAGTCTTTGCTGCCGGTCGGGCCAACAGGCAAGGGCGTTACGGTCGCGTGCGGCAACTACACCGGACAGACGATTGCCGCGGTCGCGCCGGACTTCCAGTTCGCCTCGGGCACCGTTCTGGCGCTGCGCGTCACGACGAGCGGCGCGGACACCGTGACGGGACTTCGCGTTACGGCCGAACTCGCCAGTCGCGACGAGCATCCGCAGCAGCCGATCCTTCACGCACTCAACACGCAGAGTTACTAGCCGATGGGGTCGGCAATCACGACCATCGGAGGCAAAGCCGGTAAGCCGTTTGGACCGCTTGTCGGCGCGAACTTCGATACGGGCGTCCTTCTCTCGTCGTGCCAGAACATCGAGGACAATAACCTCGGGTTTACGCCTGCGCCGGAGTTGCCGTTCGGATACAAGAACATCATCGTGCAACTCGTTCCGGGCGACATGGCGAACGGGAACGTCGAAATCCTGGTCACCCTCGATTTAGAGACGGCGCGCGGTAACGGCGATGCGTGGGAGCCTGCGATTTCGCCGTCGACCGAAGCGGCGTACGCGTGGACGAACCCGCTCACGAACGTCAGCGGCCAGCGTATGCTCAAGATCGACTACCCGATTGCCGCCATCAAGGCCGTGTGCTCGGGCGACTTCGACGGCACGACCACTGTACTCGCTATTGGCGCGGCCCCGTGAGGAACGAATGGCACAAGACGACCCGAAGAAAAAGGACCCGCTCGCTGGAGTAAAGGCGTCGGCCACGAGGGGGGTGGCTACTGCCCCCCCGGGTCCCGCCGCACCCGTCGCTCCCAAGAGCGTCAAGGGAAGCGCCAAAGCCTCTGCCGGTCCCATGACGCCTTCCGCGGTCCCCGCGAAGAAGGGCGAGTCGAAGGCGGCGTTCTACACGCGTCAGCGCGAGTTCGATCAAGCCAACGCTGGGCGCGACGACGCCGTCGGCAACACGGCGCGCGACGAGCTTGCGAAGATTCGCTCCAAGTCGGCCCGCGCTGCCAAGGCGATCCCGGCGGAATCGACGCGTCCCGGCATGGGCGCGGCGCGACCAGTCAACGTCGAGGACGACCCCATCGCCAATGCTCCGTTCATGGCCGAGGGCGCGCTCGCCGGACTTGCGAAAGGCGCTGCTCGTGCGCTCTACCCGCAGGTCGGCGACGGCATCCGCGCGGTATCCAATGCAGGACGTGTCGGACGTGCGGCGCTCCCCGCTGCGCGTGGCGCGCGTGTTGTCGGCAAGGCCACGGTCAGCGACGCCGCCAAGCCCGCGCTCGCGGCCGGTCGCAAGGCACTGACGACGACAGGCAAAGCCGCCGAGGGAACAGGCAAGAAGGCGCTCAAGCCCGCGCCGCGTCAACTCAACCCCGGCAAGGCGACCGGCCCGGACTACAAGCTCCCCAAGACGAGCGCCGCGAAGCCTGCCAAGGGCGGCACGCCGCGCATCTCGGCGAAGTCCATGCGCGCGAAGGGCACCAACCCGCGCCAGGACCCAAACTACGTCCGCAGGGGCTCGCGCGCGAAAGCGAAGGCCGACAAAGGTGAGAAGTGAACCTCGGGATCATCAAGCGCCGCGTCCGCATCCTGCGCGCGAGCACGACGGCGACGCGGTGGAACGAGCAGTGGCTCATGGACCTCGCCAATCAGGCGCAGGTTCAAGTCTCGTTGGACGTGGACTACCCCGAAGCGTCGCAGGTGATCACCACACTGGTGTCTCCACCCTCGCCCGTTTTAACGCTCGTCACGGGTCCCATGCCTAGTCCCACGACCATCGTCATCCCCGGCCGCCTGTTGCTCGTGCCCGCCGACGCATCGAGCACGGTCGCAGTCACCCTCGCGACGCCGCTCGTCGCGGTACACGCCATCCTGTGCTCGGTGGTGCACCCGACCGATCCCGGCGAGCCGTACCCCTCGCTCGACGCGAGCGCGATCAACCCGGTACTTGCCGGTGACGGCACCCTGACGTTCAACGTGGTGGTGACGGGAGGCGACACGGGCTCGACCGTTACGGTAGACTACTCAGTGGAGGGCAACTAGATGCTCAAGCGCCTGTTCTCGACACTGAATAAGCCGTTGCGCGCGTGGCACGGCGTACTCCTGGCGATCCTCGCCGTCACGGGGTACGCCGCCGCGAGCAGCCTCTACACGGGGTCGCTCGTGCTGCCCACATCGTCGGACTCGGTGTCGTCGCGCGGCGCAGGCGTTCCGGTCACGCTCACGTCCAAATCGACCAACTCGACCGCGTACAACTTCGTGCTCACGAACGGGCCGGGCTGCGGATCGTCGGGCATGGTTCACTTCGCGAGTGCCGCGACGCTGCTGTGCAACGGCGGCTATACGACGGCAGCCGGAACGATCAACGCGGCGTTCTTCGAGTCTCCGGGATTGAGCAACAGCCTGTCGGTGCTGTGCTCGCTGGCGTTCATCATCGAAACGTGCAACGTGCCTCCGGGAGTGGTCACGAACGTCACGGCGTCGCTGCCTCTCCTGTCGAGCGGCGGCACGACGCCGGATATATCGGTGTCGCCGAGTCCGCACTTCACCGGCACGATTACGGCGAGCACGGGATTCACGGCAACGACGGGAAACTTCGTCGCAACGAGCGGGAGTTTTCTCGGCGGAGTGGTGGCGAACAACAGCGGCCCGCTCGAAATGTGTGGCGGCGCGGGCTGTGGTGGAGGCAAGATTGAAGCGACGACCGGAGGCAACCTCCAGACCGACGCCGCGGCGCATATCGGCACCGAAGTCGATACGGGGACGTATGTGTCGGCGGGCTCGTACGTCCAAGCGGCGACCTACGGGCAGTTCGGACAGGACGTAATCTTCGGCGACGTGACGGGCGCGAATCAGTCAATCATCGGAACAGGCAACGGTAGTAGCGCGTGTGGCGTGTCGGCCGTGAGTGGATTCTCGATTCGTTCGGTCACGTCGTCGACCGTTCTGCTCGACGGCGATGCGTCGGGCAACGTCGGCGTGTGCGGAAGCTCGTTGTGGATTAACGGAAACGTCGTTCCAGCGGCGTTCTCGTCCACGACGACGACCACGACGGGAACGTGTCACACAACCAACGTCTGCGCGCTCTCGGCGAATCCAGCGTGCAACGGGTCGGGCACGGCCTGCTTCTTCGGCGTGTTCCTGACGGGCAACAACAACGGTCCCGTCGCGCCGCTCGTCGGCACGAACGGGTCCGGTCATGCTCAGTTGCAGGGCATTCTCAACGAGACGGGCGGCGACATCGCGCCGGGGACGACGGTTTCCTACTCGCGGTACGATTCGTAATGGCGAACATCACCTACATGTATGCGCTCGTGCAGGAGTACGGCGAGGGCGGTGGAGACACGGCTCCTTCGGGAGTGGTGTCGATTACCGCGCCCGACCCGCTCACAACGACGACGTATGTGGAGGTGGCGCTCCAGACCGTTCCCGGAACCTGGTATAAGCTCTTACGGCAGCGTTCCCCGAACGATGCGTTCATCACGCTCATCGACGAGTTCCAAGCCGTCAGCACGACGACGACGATTCTCGACCAGGGGCAGTTCGTGCCGGTTCAGTACAAGCCGCAGCGCGGCAACCAGTACCAACTCAAGGAACTCGTCAAAATCCGGCGTGTGTACGCGCTCGACAACACGGGCAATCAGCAGCCGCTCGTGCCGACCGACATCGACACGCTCTCGGGGATCAAGGACGAGTCGTGGGACCAAACGTCCGGCACGATCCTCGGCGAGCCCGCGTTCACGCCGCAGTGGTTAGCGCAACCGGCGCAGACGTTCCCGGTGCGCTCGCCGTATTACGCGCGCGTGCCTGTTTCGCTGCCGTGGCGCAACACGCTCTTTGGGAATCAAGTTCCGATGTACTACCTGCGCGGCGGGTTCATCGGCATCTTACCCCCGCCGCAACTCCCGGTACAGGTGTGCATCGACTACATCCCGCGTCCGCCCGACTTCACGACGGGCTCGGACGAGTCGATTTATCCCGATGGCTTCTTGGATGCGATTTGCTTCAAGATGCTGGAGTACATGTCCATTTCTGACGACGACACGCGGGAAGATAGCTTCCGCACGCGGTACGAAGCCGAAGTGCGTAAGCTCCGCATCGCGTACGTCGACACGATCCAAGGCGATAAGCCCCACTCGCTCGTCCCCCTCACGATCCGCACGCAGATGCGTGAGTGGCCGACCGGCAACAATGGCGGAGGATACGGCTGGTGATTTGGCCTTTCGCGCAAAACCCGTCGCAACTCATCCCGCGCACCATCGCGTACGACCTGGTCATTCAAGAGGCGTACCCGGGCGTGTGCTTCTTGCCTGTTCTCATGCCGAGCGCGTATTTCGAAATGCGCGAGGTCGGCGACTCCGTGTGGTTCGTCACCAACGCCATGTGGAATCCGAACCTGCTGCAGTGGGAACAGGACCTACCGGCCGACCCGGCGAGCATCGCAACGGCGTTCGTCCAAGCGAAGTCGGGGACGTGGTCGCGGTACATCGGGCAGCCGACGGTCCTTGCGGGTACGCAGGTGACGTGGGTTCGCGTCTACGAGGGCGACGAAGCCGGGCATGTTGGGATCGCGCCGCTCCCCGAAACGGGAGTCGGCTCGCCGGGGCTCGTCATCGCGCCGACGTGGACCTCTGCCGGTGCGCTGCAGAACGCATTCGAAATCAACGTCACCGACAACTCGTCGAACTCGGCGTCGTCCGTCGAACTCATCCAGGTCAACAGCACGCCGGTATGGGAAGTCCGTAAAGACGGCACCCTGGTCGTTGGTCACGTTCCGGTCAGCGCCATTACCGGCGGGATCATCGCCTCGCTCGTCGCGGGCATCGGCATTAACATTCTCCCGCTCACGTCGCCGCCTGTTACCGACGGGTTCCAGATCGAACTCTCGCACGGCGACTACGTCGACCTCGCCAATGTGCAGACGATTACGGGCGTCAAGGAAATCGCGCAGGGCACGACGCTTCGCTTCGGCCCGCAAGGTGACGGCACGCAGGCCGACACGGGCACGAACGTCGCCATCGCGTACGGCGCGAAGTATCAGTCGGGATCGTTCGTGTTCAAGGCCGAGAACAACCGTGCGGCCATCTTCGGCATTACCGACCAGTCGTTCACTATGTACGCGGACTCCGGTCTGACGCCGGGCAACACCTACGCGCCGACGCCCGTATTCTCCGTCGATTCGGCGGGGAATCTGCGCGTCTACGGTGACGCCCAAATCGACGGCAATACAACGATGACCGGGAAGTTGACAGTAACAGGCAAGTCGACGTTCTCGGTAACGGAAATCGACGGGAACATCACGCTCGGCGATCCGGCCGTCAACACACTTGGTGGGTACTTCGTAGGACTGGGCCACGCGCTCATCAGTATTACGTCGGCTCCGGGGCGCACCATCGGCATCGACACCTCGAAACTCGCGCTACTCGGCACTAAGACGACCGGCATCGTGTCGAACGACGGATCGCTGCTCATCACGAAGTACGCGGGAACGCAGATGGCCGACCTCGGCGTGTCCGGCGGCGGACTTGGTTCGGCGGTTGCTGCCGGATCGAACCCGTCGCCCGCCGCCGTGAACGCAGGCGCGGTGCTCAAGCTCCCCGCACTCCCGGCGGGCACCTGGTTTGTGGAGGCGATGGCCGGTGGTTTCGGACTCGCACAAGGCGACAACACGAAAACGTGTGTGCTCGACTTGGACGGTAGTGCGATGAACACGAACGGCTCGGCGTACGAGCGTTTCCTCTACATGTTCGAGAGCGTGACGAGCACGGGGACAACGACGCCGCAGGTCACGCTTACCGGCGTTGGTGTCGTAGCAAACGGCTCAGGTCCCATTTCGCTGTCGATTAAAGCAGTTCGGACGGCCTAATGCCACAGCGCCCGCAGCAGTGGCAAGAGCTACTCGCGGTCGGGCCGTTCGGCGGCATCGACGCGACGACCGATCCGTTCTTCATTTCACAAGTCTGCCTCGCCGACTGCCAAAACCTGATCCCGAACGCGCACTACGGCGGGTACTTGACCGTACCCGGCCGCATCGAGGTGTTCAACGACCAACTCCCGAGCGTTCCTACCGGCATGGGTGTGCTGCAACAGGCAGGGCAGCCCGATGTGTACCTGTTTGCCGCGACCGACCCGACGACGAACATCGGGCACCTGTATGCCGGGACGCTGCAAACAGGCATCCTAACGCGACTGACTGCGCCGGACTTACAGCCGAACCAACTTACCTACTTCGTTCCCTCGAAGAAGTGGGTGTTCGTGTCGAACGGCGTCGATACGCCGCTCAAGATCGACACGGCGCTCAACGTGACGCAGTGGGGCATCGTCGCGCCCTCCGACGCTCCGAAGGGCAACACGACCGGCGTCGGCCCGCTCTCGGGGACGTATTACTACTGCGAGACGTTCTCGAACGGCAACCAGGAATCGAGCCAAGGCGTCATTTCGGACCCCATCGTCGCGGCGGGAGCAACGGCAACAGGCACGTTAACGCTCTCGAATGAGTTGCTGCCGGACAACATCATCACCGTCGTCATCGACAACATCGTGCTGTCGTACACCTACCCGACACCGACGAACCTCGTGAATCTTCTCTCGACGGCGCAGGTGGCCGTACAACTCGCGGGCCAAATCAACGCGAACGCCAACATGGCGTCGCTTGTCGGTGCGCGGGCTGTCGGCAACACCATCGTGCTTACGTCGAACACGCCGGGAAGCCCCGGGAACGACATCGTCTACTACGCGACGACGAACCGCGCGCAGTCCACGCCCGCGCTCGTGACGCCTGTTGTGCCGACGGCGTTTACCGGGGGAACCGACGGCAACTCGATTACCGTGAAGTTCGCGTCGCAGACGACCGACCCACAGGTCACGCATCGCAACCTGTACCGCATCGGCGGCGCGTCGGGCGCGTGGACGCTCGTCTCCACCAAGCCGCTCGCGCAGACAGAGTTCCTCGACACCATCAGCGACGCAGACCTCACGGGCCAGTACCTGGTGGTGTTCCGCGACCCGCCCCCGGCGTTCAAGTCCATCGCGCTCTACCAGGATCGCATCTTCGGGTTTGGTCCCGGCGCGCTCGTGCAGTGGTCGAACTACAACGAGCCGTGGGGGTTCAACCCCAACTTGAACACGCTGCAGGCCGGGCCGAACGACTTAGGGGACCAGGCGGTGACGTGCGCCGACATCGGCTCGATGCTCGTGCTGCTCAAGGACCGTTCGACGAAAGCCGTTATCGGGAACTCCGACAATACGTTCTCGGTGATTTCGCTGTTCCCGGTCGGGTGCACGTCCGCACAATCGGCGGCGGTGTTGGAGAACTACCTGATTTGGGACTCGATCCGCGGCATCCAACTGTTCGACGGCAATCAGCGCGTCACGATTTCCGACGGACAGTTCATGCAGAGCAACATCAAGTCGCTGCTCGACGCGTACGCGCCCATCGACCGTACGCAGAGCATCGGGTTCGCGTTCGACCGCATGATGGCGATGAGCTTCCCGACGCAGAACCAGACGTTCTTGTTCGACCTGCGCTCGATGTCGTGGTTCCCACTCAAGATGGCGCTCGGGTGCGTCTACTACGACCCGGAGTCGCTCATCCCGGTGCTCGGCGCGAGCTTCGAGGACCCTGGCTCCATCAACCAGTGGTTCTCGTCGACGACCAACGGCGACTTAGGCAATCCCGTCGAGGCGCTCATCGAGTCGCGCATTACCGACGCGGGCAGTATCAACACCGACAAGAGCTTCGGCTTCGCGTTCGTGCAGGCTCCGGTGCAACAGGCAAAGGTCGTCGTGACGCCGATCATCAACCCGGGACCGGGCGAGATCGCGCAGCCATACGACGTGGACCTGTTCGCGTCGGGCCAAGTGCGTCATCGCATCGAACTTCCCGTCGGACTTGAAGGCAGCGAAATGCAGTTGCGCCTCACGTCGTCGTCGCTGCAGCAGGTGGTCATCCACAAGATCGCGCTGTACGGCAAGATGGTGCGCGCCAACAAGCCGAACTCGCTGAGAGACGGCTGATGGCAGTCCCGAGTTCGCACCAGGCACCTAACGTCGGCACGGTCCACTCGTTCTCGCCGGGCGGGATCAAGTCTCGGCTGTTACTGCCGACGCAACCCGCCCCCGCGCCTGTTGAACAGGCGTCGTACAGCGCAGCGTCGGACTCAGCGCCGTTCACGGTCGCGGCCGGACAGTCGGTCACCGTCGGATTCGGGAACCTGCCGACGCAGACGCCGGGCTCGGGCCCGAACGTGCTTCAGCGCCAGCAGGGCGTCATTCATGTGCGGCCGTTCGACACGCTCCAGTTCATCGTGACGCTCCAGGACGCTACGGGCGACCCGCCGACGGTGGCCCCCTTGACCATTGACCATTCGGGGGCCAGAATCACCGGCTCGACGCTTCAGGGGGGCAACGCCTACCGGGAGTTCCGCGCGGTGGTTACCGGCGGCAAGACGGCCTCTACGGGCACGTTGTCGGCGTCCCTCTCCCTCGTGGTAAGCTAAAGCCATGTCAAAGGGCCGCTCGCTGCTCCAGACGCTGCCTCAACTGCCCAAGCGCCCGTCGCTGAAGGCCCTGTTCCCACTGCCGCAACGGCAGCCGCTCTCCGCCCTGGCGGGCTTCGCTCAGGGACCGTACGGCGCAGCGCGCCGGGGAAGAAAGTAACCGATGGGCATGTTGCCGCCGTCCCCAATGGGCATGGGAGCCCCGCCGTCCGGCGCGCCGTCGCCGGGCCCCGCGTCGCTCCCGGCGCTCTTGGCCGCGCTCCAGACGAAGGGAGCCAAGCCGTCGCCGAACGGTGCCGCGGCCGGTCAAGATTCGCTCCAGGCGATTCTGCCGTTGCTGCTTCAGATGCTGATGGGCGGCGGCGCGCCGGGAGGTGCCGCTGGAGGGCCCCCGGGAGCACCTCCGGGTATGCCGCCGCAAGGCGGGCCGCCGCCGGGCCCAGGTGGACCGGGAGGGCCGCCGGGCGGAGCCCCGCAGGGACCGCCACCGTTGCCCCCACAGGTCCAGGGGATCGTCCAGATGCTCGCTCAACTCGGCTTGATGCCGGGGGGTCGTGGTGCCGCGCCCGCTCGTTAACTTCTGCGCCGAAATCGGGCCGGAGTTGGCGCTGCCGCTCGCGCGCGACTACTGCCGCCGCTGGAGCGTCACGCACGATCCCGAAGCGGGCGAGGGGATGTGGTGGGCGGGCGCGTTCTTCGGCGGCGGCCTGCGCGCCGTCATGGGCCTGGCGTCGCTCGGCAGCGAAGGAATGCTCGTGTCGGGCATCTTCACCGTCGACCTCACGCGTGAGAGCTTCGCGGCGACGAAGATGCTGCTGCAACGACTGGTGGAAATGCCGTGCGATTTGTACGGCACGCTGCACCTGCCGACGCAACAGGCACGACGCGCATTTCGTAAGCAGGGGTGGAATCTGCTTCAGGGGGTACAGTAATGGCCGGTTTCGCTCCGTGGGGACTCGCGCTCGGTGGCGTCGGGAGCATCTTCTCGTACTTCCAGCAGCAACAGCAGCAGCGCCAAATGCAGGCGATGATGCAGCAAATCTTCGGCAACCAGCAGCAGTTGCAAAACCGCGAACTCGGCGTGCTTGGTGGGTTGCAGAACGAGGCGAATCAGTACACGTCGCTGCTGCCGGGACTGACCGGACTCGAAACGCAGTCGATGCAACAGGCAGGGTCGCAAGTCCCCGGCGCGGAGTCGACGTACCTTCAGGATGCACAGAACCCGGCGGCGCTCGCTGCCGCGACGGGCATCAACGCGGGCGGGCTCACCCGAAACGCGACGGACTACCTGTCGAACTTCGGCGGCACCAACGTCGGAAAACTCACGCCGCAGCAACTCTCGATGCTCGGCAACGCGAACACCAACCTGGCCGGGACCGCACCGGGCGCGCAGGCGTTCTACGGCCGCGAGGCAACGGGCGGACTTAACCAGCAGTTCCAAACCAACGCGCAGAACCAGCTTCAGCAGGGCTTTAACCAGAGCGTCAACGACATCAAAGCCTCGGCGACGCCGGGGCAGAACATCAGTGCGGCCGAACAGGCAGCGCAGAACTCGTTGCTGTCGTCGCGCGCGAACCTGGGATCGCAGTTGGCGGGGGAGAATCAGCAGGTCGCGCAGCAGGGCGTCGAGGGACAACTCTCCACGTCGAGCGCACTCGATCAACAGACGCTGCAGCGACTCGCGCAGCAGTTCGGCGTCGCGCAGTCGGCCGACGCGCAGAAGTCCAACATGCTGACCGGCGCGGCGACGCTCGGCAATCAGTACAACCAGACCGTGCTCGGCAATCAACAGGGCGCGGCGCAGTTCGGTCAGGGGCTGCTCGATCAGTATGGGAACTTCGTCGGACAGGGCAACCAACTCAACGAGTTCAACGCGGGCGCGCTCGGTTCGCTCAACAGCCAACAGGCGCAACTCGGCGAGTTCTTTGCGGGACAGGGCGCGTACGCGAACGCCAACGCGTCCAATCCGTTCTCGTCCATCGGCTCGCTGCTCGCGAACTACTCGCAGAACAGCGGTGGCAACACACAGCAGCCGGGCGGAACGGACATGTCCGGCGTTCCCGACTACTCGCAGTTCTACGCGAACTCGAACCTCTACACGCCGCCGAACTCGTTCCCGAGCGTCTACACGCCGCCCGGCGGCTACTGGTACCCGGGCCAACAGATGGCCCCGGCAAACTACGGCTACGGGACGCCGGGATCGCAGCCGTAATGCGCGTCGCGTTCTGGAGCGAGGAGGGCATGTCGATTGCATGGGCTCGCCGTTTGTGTGATGAGGGTACTTCTGTTCTCGTCTACCGTGCCAAGCCGTCTGCAAAGCGCATCGGAGACGGACTCGTGCCGGTCGCAACCTCCCGTGAGGAATGGTTCGCGTGGGGAATGGCCGATCATCAGACCATTTGGTTTTTCGATTGCACCAACAACGGCCACATTCCCGACCGACTGCGCGCACAGGGCCGCCTTGTCGTCGGCGGTGGTTCGTTCATGGACCGTTTGGAAATGGATCGCGCGTTCGGTCAAAAGTTTGCAGAGACGAACGGCATTCTCGTACCGCCCACAAAATCGTTCTCCTCCGTGACGGCAGCCATCGCCTACATGAAGTCCACGAAGCAGCAAGAAGTCGGAGACGGCGGGTGGGCGTGGAAACCCGACCGCGACTTGGGGTGTTCGGTGACGCTCGTCGACGATGCGGAGAAAGTCATCTCGTCATGCGAACGTCTCGTCATCCCGCGATTCGGCGATAGCGTGAAGTGCATCGTCCAAGAGCGCGTCCCCGGCGTGGCACTCTCGACGGCGCGGTGGTGGAACGGCATGTCGTGGACCGGGCCCTACGAAGGCACGCTGGAAGAAAAGAAGTTCATGGACGGCGACATGGGACCGGCCACCGGCTGCTCGCTCAATACGGTGTGGTTCTATTTGGAAGCGACGCCGAAGATCGCGAGCGCCTTGAAGTGGGACGACCTCGCGCTCGGCATGCGGAAAAATAACGCGCCGCCGGGCCTGTACGACATCAACGCCGTCGTCAACAAACAAGGCGCGTGGTTCTTGGAATGGACGCCGCGTCTCGGTATCGACAGCGAACTCACCAGTCAACTCGCGTTCACGAGTCTCTCCAGCGTGCTGTACCAAATTGCAACAGGCGGGGAAATCGACCACTTGGTTGACGTGTCGCAGGGCTATCACGGCGTTCGCGTGTCGGTTCCACCGTACCCAACCGAGAACGACGCGCTCAAGGGCGCGAAGATTTCGATGGGTTCTCCGGTCAACGGCGTCACGTCGTTGTGGCACGGCGACTTCGTCATGGCGGGCTTGATGCACGACAAAGAGGGACTCGCCGTCGGCAACGACTTCGGCTATGTTGGAACGGCTGTCTCGCGCAACAGGCAAGTAAACGCGGGCTTCGAGCAGATTGCCGCGACGATCAAGAAGATCGACGTGGCCTACTTACAGGCGCGCACCGACGGCGCGAAGATCATCACGGCCGACATCGAGAAGATGGCGTCCTTCGGATGGGGAACGACCCCGTACCTGGAAATCGAGGAGAACGCGTATGCCCGGTAACATCCCGAACATCGGTGCGCCGATTCAGACCCCCCCCATTGGTGCGCCGCAGGCGACGCCGGACTACTCGGCGCTGCTGAAGGCCACTGCACCTAACCCGCTCATGCAACTCACGCAGGCGCTCGGGCAGTTTCCCGAGCAGCAGCAACAGGCGCAACTCGCGAAGTTGCAAATCCAGCAGGGCAAACAGGCCATTAAGCAGGGCGACATGCAGATGGAACAGGCGCAGCGCGACTCGCTCGATCAGCAGTGGACGCGGCTCGGCTCGATGATTAAAGCACGGCCGGACTATGCCCAGGACCCGACGATGATCGACCAACTCACCAAGCTCGCGCAGCAACGCGGCGTTCCTGTTCCGCTCGACGCGAACGGTCACATTGACACGACGGTGTTCAAGACGCCGTGGGACTCACTCGACCCGGCTGCGCGGGAGAAGCTCACCAGCGACGCGCTCGAACGCGATGCCGGTCCAGCACGCGACGCATTCTTGTCGGAGTACTCCGGCGTTCCCCCGTCGCTCCAAACTGGTCCGAAGTCGTACTCGGCCAAGATGGAAGTCGCCATGTCGCGCGCGAAGGCGATGGGACTCAAGGACGCCGACGAGGGAGCGTATGCACAAGCACGCGCCGACCACCTCAAGAACATGGAAATCCCCGGCACCGAAGCGTACCGCGTCGAGGCGGCCAAGACGGCCAAGTACACTGCCGACGCGCAGGCCGCGCTGCTAAACGCACAGTCCAGGTCGAAAGATGCCGACGCCGCGCACACCCGCGCGCAAGCCGCGATGGTTGCGGCACAAAAACGGGGACTCGGCGGCGACTCGGGCGTGCGCGCGGCCGTTGCCGACACGCTGCGCTCGACGCACGACTTGAACGCGCAGATTGTCAGCCTGCGCGAGAACTATATCCGCCTGTCGCAAGTTTCCGACGATCCCGCGAACGATCCGCAGATGCAGGCGATTCAGGACCAAATCGCCGCCGACACGAAAGCGCTCGGCGATTTACAGCAGGACACGCAAGTCGCGCAGGAATGGATTTCCAACAACCTTGGCACGGCGACGACACTGCACCAACAGAACCCCGGCAAGCCGCAGCCGACGGTGCGTAGCGCTACGCCGTTCACGCCGCCGTCCGGTTACATCCAGGGCAAGACGAAATCGGGAGCCGTGGTGTGGGGTAAGCCGAACGCGCCGGGCACGCCGCTGTACGACGCGAACGGGCAAGTCATCGGGAACCAATGACCGCAGGGCTCGGCTTCACGGCGGCTCCCGCAAGCGGCGATGGACTGGGGTTCAACGTCCCGTCGTCTACGCCCACGCCCGCAGGCGGGAAGGGCGGGATCGTCAGCCTCAACCCCGGCGTCGATACCGTCGCCGACTTCCACACGGACTGGCAGCAGGGCAAGGGCGGCGTGCTGCCCGCGTTCCGTCAGCAGGTCAACGGCATTACCGGCATGGGGTACACGCTCGGCGTCTACGACTTCAACAAGGGCCACCACTTCGCGCCGAACGACCCTCACCTGGCCGGTCGCGCGATGGACGTGGACTCCGTCAACGGCGCGCCGATTACCGGCGAGGCGACACCCGACACCATCAAGTTCGTCAACGACGTGCTCGGCCGTGGTATGCGGCTCGGGCTCACCGGCAAGCTCTACGAGGCGTTCAAGGGCAACGCGCGCGTGTTCCACGACGACGGCGACGTGGGGCACATTCACGTCGAAATGGGCGAGGGTGTCGGCGACCCGTCGAACGTGTTCACGCCGCACGCGGCTGCAAGCGGAACCGGCCTTGGATTCTCAACGGGCAAGGAACAGGCAACGCCCACTGGTTCACAGTTGGGCGCGACGGCGGAGGCCGGGATCGTGCCGTCCCTTTCCAAAGAGCAAGTCGATCATACGGCGCACGCCGTCGCGGCGACCGACAACGCGATCCGGCAGAACTGGCAGTGGGCGAGCGCGCACCCCGTCGACGAGGTGTTCTCGTTGCTAGGCGGCCTCCAGCGCGGCGTCGGCGCGTACGCGGGCATGTGGCAGCAGGGCATCCCCGGCGACCCGTCTCAGCGCCTCCAGAACGTCTTAGGGGCCATCGCACGCGACGTGTTCCACCCCGGCGACAAGATCAACGGACAGGACGCGACCCAGCGCGACACCGAGAGCATCCGCGCGCTGTTCCACGCGCCGACGCACGAGTTTTGGGACGAGTACGTCAAGGGACTCCCCAAGGAAATCCAGCCGTACATGGGGGCGATCCTCAAGGGCGGGCAGGACATGGCGTTGCAGACCGTCAGCGACCCGACGACGTACATCGACGGCCTGGGCCTCGCGACGAAGGTCGGCGGCGTGCTCAAGCTCAGTATGCGCGGCCAACAGGTCGCGTCGGCACTCAACGCACTCGCGCACTCGGCAGGCGTCGCGAAGTACATGCCGTGGCTGCCGAAGGTCGCGGCGCTGTACTCCAGCATGTCGACTACGTCGTCCGACTTGCTCAAGGCCGCGTTCAAGCCGCGCGCGACGCTCGATAAGGTGATGACCGACGACGGACGCAACGCGGCGCTTCAAATCGAGAACCGCAACAGGCAAATCGCGCGCGAGAACGAGCGCGCTGACACGACGGCATTCCGGTCGCCGAACCAACAGGCAGCCGTACGGACGCGCTACCTCGACTATCTGCACCAGAACGCGCGCACGGCCGAGGAGCAGCAGGTCCTCAACGGGCTCGGCTCGACGCGTCCGGTGACCGCGCCGGTCACGCAGTTCGTTTCTGCCGCAGAACAGGCAAAGGCCGTCGCCGCCGCGCAGCGTCAGATGCAGGGCAAGCTCGCGAAGTTCCTCGCCGGAACGCCGGAGGAAATGGCCGCCGAACTCAAAGACATGCGGTACGCGACGCAACACTACACGACGGCGCGCGAAGCGCACGACTTCCTGACGACGCACAACGGGTGGCAGCCGGGCGCGCAGACGACCGTCGGCGGACTCCAGGCGATCCTCGGCAAGAAAACGGTGCTTGAAGGGCTCAACTCCGCCGAGGGGGGCGGCGCGCTCGCCAAGCTCGTGTCGATCCCGCGTGGACTCATGCAGGCGGCGTTGTTCCTCAACCCGCTCCCGCACGGCCTCAAGAACGTCGGCCAACTCGCCTACCTGGCGGGCGGCCTGCCCGCCGTGTTCCGCGGCATGAAGCACATGATCGGATCGACCGTCGGCAAGGGCGTCCCCCAAGCCATGCGCGACCGGCTCGCCACTATCGGCGCGTCGGCGAACATCGGCGAGGGCCTGCGTGAGACGGTGTGGTCGCGCATCCCCGGGTGGGACAAGACGGCCGGTGGCCTGCAGAACGCCATGTCGCACATGGAACAGTCGTGGCGCGCTGGGCTGCTGGAGACGCTCGACAAGAAGCTCGGGCCGTCGCGCAACGAGGCCGACGAGTTGATGAAGGGCTACATGGTCAACGACCGGCTCGGCGACTACCACAACCAGGCCGCGTTCGTGCAGGCGTTCACGGCGCTCGGCGGCCCGTGGGTCGCGTTCCGGCTCGGGATCGTGCCGAAGAACGTGCTGCGCGCGATCCAAGAGAACCCGTCGCGGGTACTCGCGTACGCGCGCGGCCAAGTCGATTACAACCGCAACCGGCCCGAGGCCGACCAGCGCGCGAACTCACTCGAACTCGGCGGTCCCATCACCGACGCCGCGAAGCTCGTCACCGATCCGATGGGCTACCTCACGTCACCGGCCACGACCGGCATCGTCGGGAAGATGTCCGACGCGCACGAGGCCGCGATGGCCGGTCACGCGACGACGCTCGATACCGTCGGCAGCATGCTCTCGTCGATGAGCCCGTTCACGGAGCCGTGGGACATCGCGTCGCACTTCGCGCAGGGAACAGGCATGCCGCGCCCCAACGGCCCCAACGGCAAGCAGCGCTTCGAGCCGGAGTCGTTGACGGACAAGCTCGTTACGGCGACGATGGAAGCACTCGCGGTCTACTACCACAAGGCACAAAGCGAAAAGGCCCTGCAGGCGCAGAAGCGCAACGACAGGGCCATCATGCACAAAACGGAAAAACAGGTGCGCGGTCTTCTCGGCGGCGGTCGCGACGAATCGCAGGGGTTTACACCGGAGCCGTGACGCGCGGAACGTGGCTGTTCTACATCGTCATAGCGGCAGCCACATTCGGCGTGTTCTTGTGGTTCCTGTTTAGTCTTACGGCCCCGTGACGTTGTAGAGCAGCGCCAGGGCTGCCAGCACGGCGATGAGGGGAACGATCCCCCACACGAAGTCCCGCCAGTACGCCTTCACACGAATACTTCTCCCGTGACGTGCCGCAGCGCGTTCGCGACAATCGTGAGACGTGTGAGTTCGCCCTCTGCCTGTTGCAGCATGACTTGCACGAACTTGCGCGGGTCCTCGGTCGCGTACGCCTCGCGAGCGAGCGCCTCGGCGTCCTGTTCTTCCATGCCCGCGTTGATGAGCGCGACGGTAAGATGATGCCTCGTTTTCACTCCAACCTCATTTCTGTTACCTGTTGCCACGTCTCGATCCAGTTTTTCACGTCCTCGATGTTGTCCGTCCACCACGCGTTCGCGCCTGCCGCGACCAGGTCGGCGAGACGCGCCGCCTGTAGCTTGGTGGGCTTCTTGCCGGGCATTTTGACCTCGATGGCGAGAAGCCGCCCGCCGGGCATCGCGCCGAGAATGTCGGGAATCCCCGACGTGGAGTACGGCCCCGCCGCCGCGCTCCAACAGACGATGCCGTTGGAGCGCAGCAGGCGAAGGATCGCGGCCTTCATGGCCCGTTCGTTAGAGAAGGTTGACGGCATCCTGCTCGTCGACCTCGGGAGACGTGGCACCCTCGTCGGGACCTTCGCCGAGCGGGTTCTGCATTTTCGGCTCGGCGAACGCGCTCGCCGCACCTGCACCGATGATGAGGTACTTCGTGCGCGTTTTCTTCGTGCCGTCGTCGTTGAAGTCGTCGACCCACGCGTCGTTGCCGTTGACGTCTTTGACTTTCTTCTGCACGCCCTCGGCGACGGTTTTGAACTTGATGCGCGGCGTCACCGACGGCTTGACGCGCTCGGCCACGAGCTTCGAGAGCGCCTGTACGTCGGCGAGCGTCGGTGCCATTTTGAACGGGTAATCCTTCGGCAACGGTTTGCCGATGGCGTTCAAGTCGGAGCACAGTTCGGAAACGCCCTTGCCGTAGAGCTTGCCGTTCTTACCGGACTTGGTGATGGAGAGGAAGTAGGCTTTGGTCGCCTCCAGCCCCTCGTGGTCACCGTTGAGAATCGAGAACGAAATGGACAGGTACGGCTTGCCGCCGCCGGTCCCATCTTCGTTGGCCTTGGTGGACTTCGCGTCGATCTTCGTGGCCTTCGCGACGAACTCGATCCCCGGGGGAATCAGGTCGCCGAACGCGGACAGGTCGGAGAGAAGGACGGCTTTGGGTTCTTCTTTTGCCATGATTATTTTTTGCTTTCTTGTTTGGTGTTAGTGGGCAGTAGTTTGTCGGTGGCCGTTGCCATCAGCGTCGTTTTGCCCGCTCCCGGGTGTGCGTACACCGTCAGGAACGACGACACTTTACCGAGGGTATCCCACAACGCGGGCAACGTCGGGTTGGGGAGCGCTTTGGGAATCTTGTCGCTACGGTCGCGCGCGACGTGGAACTTCGCCGTATACGAGTCCGACCGGCGCAGGTACAGCACCCGCGTGTCGGCCGGGAACACCACCTTGCCCGCCTCGTTGACGACGGGATTGGTGAGCGCGACGAGACGGAACACGTCCGACGACGACGCGATGAGTTCTCCGACCATCGCCGGATTGACTTGAGGACCAGCCATCTTCATCCCGGCCATCGCGTCGGTAACTTCGTCCTCGTGCGCGAGCACGATGATCTTCGCGCCGCGTGCGCGTAGGTTGAGCAACGCACGCATGACGAGTTGCGTCGCCATGTTGTAGACGGCCAGGTACTCCTTGTCGCCGAAGTACTTGTTGACTTTGGCGGGGTCCCACAGGGGCTCGCCGGGGTTGCTGCCCACCTGCCGGTCGGCGCGCGTGGTGGAGAGCATCTTAGTTACGGTATCCAGGCACACGAAGTCGCCCGGCTTCACCGTCTGTTGCAAGGACAGGCGGTGCTTGTCGAACTCAGTGAACGTCGGACACTCCAGGTTCACGACGGCACCTGAGTCGATGTAGGACTGAATGGAGTCTGTGCCGTTCAAGTCGGCATCGAGTCTATAGAGAATGGCTACACACTTTCTTTTATTTTTTGGATGCCTGTTGGGCCGTAAACGGCGAGCACGGCATCCGAAGTGGCGATCCCGCGTGCCTCGTAATGCTTGACGCGCGGGTCCATGATGATCGTTCCGGCATCCTGGCGCGCTGCCGGATCGTAGGGGTTCGTGAGCAGCGCCAGGTCCTGCTCGGTAAGTTCACCGTGCTGCTTCTCAGTCCGGCAAATGCCGCGATAAAAGCAGCCTTCGCAGCCGTGCGGGCCGCTCTTGAGGCCGGTACGGTAGAACCGTCCGTTCTCGATGGTCTGCTGAATGTCGAGCGCGCAGTCGTAGAGTTCGCGCTTGATCGTCTCACGCTCGATGTCGGAGAGGACAAGCGTCTGTTGGATGTAGCGGTCCTCGTCGGGCCACGGCGTCCAGATGGCCTCCTTGCCCTTGCCGCCGCTCAGAAAGCGGCCGAGTTCGCGACGGATGTACTCCCACTCGAAGCGCGCGTCCGTCGTGCCGAGCGCCATTTCGGCGACGACCAGATAGTCTTGCGCCTGGTTGTCGAAGTCGGCGTCGAGCGACGGGGCCTTGGCGAACGACTTGTAGTCGCGAATCACCAACTGCCAGTCCTTATAGACCAGGTCGAAGCTCGCGCGAATGAACACGTTCGGCGCGATTTCGGCGAAGTAGCCTTTCTCGGCGCTGATGATGCCCTCGGGCAACGGGCGCTTGGCGAGGTACTCCTTGGCGACCGCGAGCATGTCGGGGTCCTCCCACGACGCGGGGAGCTTGCCTGCATTGTGCGCGGCGTGCTCCAGGAGCTTGTGCAACGACGATCCCGCCGATGCGGCCTCGCTCGTCTTAACGGGATCGTACTCGCGAATGGCGCTGTACTCGAAGCTCTTGCGGCACCGACGGTACTGCTGGAACTGCGTCATGGAGAGGACGAGAGGGAAGTCGCTCATGTCTTTATCCTAAACCGCCTGTTTTCTGCCTGGCAACTGTTGCAGTGAGAACTCGATGCCGAGCGGCACCGTCGGCTCGACGCCAAACACGTCACACAGCACGCGCAGCGGCTCGTCGACCATGCATTTCTGGATGAGCGGCTTTGCCTGTTCCGCCTGTTCGAGCGACGCGAACTCGAACTTGATGTCGTCGTGCACGAAGTCCACGACCGGCAACCCGTGAGCATGACACGCACCGAGCGCGATGAACGCGATGTGCGCGCAGAAGTTCTGGACCTTGAAGTTGACGGCTTGCCGCCACGCTTCAAGCAACTGCACGCGGTTGAGCAGCGACAGGTCGCCGAAGTGACGGCGCTGTCCGGTCAACCCCTCGACGTAGCCGTTGGCGAGCATCTCGTCCTTCACGCGGTCGTACCAAGCGCTCCAGCCGGGGAATGCGGCGTGCCACGCGTTGTGGATTTCCTGCCCGCGCGTCTCGGAGACGAACATACCCATTTCGCGTGCTAGGTAATCGCGGATCGTCGCGCCGTTGCCCATGTAGAGTTGCGAGAAGTTCGCCGACTTTGCTTCTTGGCGCTCCTCGGAGTCCTTCGTGATTTCCAACTCGGGCATGCCGTACAGGCGCGCGGCAAACCAGGTGTGCGGGTCCCACTCGTGGTTCGCCGTGTAGTTGTTGACGATGGTCGGCTCGTTCGCGATGAACGCGCCCATGCGAAACTCGACGGACGAATAGTCGGCCGAGAGCAGCGCGCTGCCCGGCGGGGCGTTCTTGATCTTCTTGAGACTGCGATCCAGATTCTGCGTGTTGGGTGCCGACGCGGCACTTCGTCCGGTGTCGGTCGCCGTGAGCTTGAAGGTCGGGTGGGCCCGTCCGTCACCTGTTGCCGCGATCTTCGCGTACGGGATGATGTAGGTACTCATGCGCTTGGCGACTTCCCGGTACGCTAGCTCGGCAACGGCGAATGGGTGGTCGATGTAAACGAGCGTCTCCTTATCGACCTTCGGGTCGCCCTCTTTGGTCGTGCCGAGCTTGAACCCGAGCCAGGTCAGCAGCGTGCCGACGTGGTCGTTAGAGTTCGGGTTGAACGGAACGTGCTTGACTTTGGTTTTGAGTTCCTTGTCGAAGTAGTGGGGCGGGAACCCGCACCTCTCGACCTCACGCAGCACGGCGGCATGCCGTTCGTCCAGGAGCTTTTGCGTCTCGACGCGTGCCTGTTCGACGGCGTCGGGGTCGATCCACACGCCGCGTTCGCTCGCTGCCGTCAGGGCGCGGTGCGCGGGTCGTATGCAGTGGTCGATGATCTTCATGCTGCGTTCGCCGATCTTGTCCCGCAGGAACGGGAACAGGCGGTGCGTCAGCGCAGCGTCGCGCGCGTTGTACGCGGCCAGTACGGGCGACCCGAGCGGAGCCCCGGCATCTTCTTTCCATCCGCGCACGCCAAAGTACTTGACGCACAGGGACTCCAGTCCTAAGGGCTGCGTCTCGTCGTCGAGGTACGCCATGACCATCGTGTCGTAGTCGCTCACGACGCCCGTCTTGATGTCGTCGAACTTCCACGCGTTGTGGCCGACGATGAGCGGCGCGCCGTAGGTCAGTTGGTCGAGCATGTCGTCGAAGTGCCGGATCGACACGAACGTCTGCACGCCGTCGCACACGGCCACTTGCGTCGTCTCGGGCGTAATCTTCCCGTCCGCGCCGTACGTCTCGATGTCGTAGGCGAGGTGCTCGCGCTTGGACAAACGGGACGCGCCGGGGACCCACGGCTTCCACGCCTGTTTGGTCTGCGCTTTGAAACGGTCACGCACGCGGCGCAAATCACTCACGACGGTGCTGCGCGCCATCGGACGACGCAAGACGAACGCGGGGTGCCACGTCGCGAACACTTCGCACTCATACTCGAACGCGGCCTTGAGCGGCAGTGCCTGTCCCCGTACGCGCGCGAGCGCGATGGGGCCGACGAGCGCCTTGAGCGCAACTTCCCCCATCGCGATGATCACGTCGGGCTTGAGCGCGAGTATCTCGGCCTTGAGGTGGTGCGAACAGGCAGCCGACTCCGACGGGAACGGGACGCGGTTGTCCGGCGTCACGCATCGCACGGCGTTCGTCAGGCGCACTTGTGTGGGATCGTAGCCCGCGTCAGCGAGCATCGCATCCAACAGGCGACCGGACTTCCCCACGAACGCGCGGCCGTCCAAATCTTCTTCCTTGCCGGGATTCTGCCCGACGATCAGCACCTTCGCGTCGTCCGGCCCACGCGCCGCCACGCACACCGTCAGTGCACTCTCGTGCAGCGGACAGGCGACGCAACCGCTCACGTCGCCCCGTCCTGGTTCGGCAGCGCGGCCTCTGCCTGCTCGATGCCAGTAGGCAACATGACTTGCGCGGTGAAATGACCGCACTTCCGGCACAAGCCCTTGATGTGGCTGTAGGCGCAAGAACAACCGTCGCGTCGGCAGTGCTCGCTTCTGGAGCGCATCCACTCGTACACGTTGCGGTCGTACTGATTGCAGAGGTGCAGGAAGTTGTCGTTTTGCAACGACCCGTCGCGGTAGATATACTGCCCGCAGATTTCACACGGGTTCACTCCTTCGGCTCCATTTCTTCGATGCTCTGCTCTAGGGCGTCGAGTTGCTCTTGCGACGGAGGCAACGATAGGGCGGAAGCGTAGACCCAATTCGGCCGTGCTACCCAAGATACGATACTGAATTAGCGCGCCCGTTCCGCCGTCACTAAACTTCACGAACGTCGCGCTAATGAGAACGGCTTTACCCAAGAGAGCCAGCACAATGACCTACACCAACGGCCAAATCAGTGGTACTCGTCGCCGCTGCTCTGCACTTGGCTCGGGCCTCGCGGCGTCGTCCACCATCTCTGCCCCGGCGCATAGAACGTCGATGTTCGAGAGCTTTGCTTGGTCTGAGAGCGCGGCGTTGCGGAGTATCTCGCGAACCAAGTCGGGGCGGATTGTCGCGGGCTTCGCGGCTTGCTCGGCAGCGGGCGGGAGCAGGGCGAGGATGACGGACGGATGCAGCATGACGCCGAAGCGCGTTGTCTCCGCACGCCCGTCGAGTTCGAGCATCAATCGTTTTTCCGCGTCGTCGTACTGCTCGCGTGCTGCTCTCAGCACTGCATCCACGACGACGCGAAGGGAGGCGTTCTCGGCAGCGGGAGCCCGGCTTGTATCAGCCTCGGCCGGGCGCGAGGTTTGGAGAACCGTGCCCGCTTGAAACGGACGGGACACGGCCCCCGATACATCTTGTTGCTCGTCTACGGGAGCAGGGAGAAGAGCGAGGATATCGTTACGCGCTGTCTCTAGCGCCATACCAAATAACTTCGCAGCGTCGCCTTTAGGCTTGGGGTAGTGCCACTTCGCGACGAGCGCCCGCACCTTCTCCACGACGGCGCGAAGGTCGTCGATTTTCGCTTGCTGCGACGCCTCACGATATATGCCGTCTATGACTCTAACCATGAGGGCATCGCGTTCTCTGGTGAGTTCTTCTACGCGGTCGCAGAGCGCGGCGTTTCCCCGAACGAGTTGCGCCGCAAGTTCGGTCGCGACCTCCATCGCCTCACGCACGTCAGCCCCGCTCTGCGAGAACGTATGAACGTGGACGAGTTCGTGGACGATGACCTCTACAAGTTTTTCTGCGGGGCACTTGTCCGATATGCAGACGATGAACTCGCCGCCCGACGGCGCGGAGAACGTAGCCCCGTACTCGTCGCCTGTCGCACGAGCCTCCTCGGGCAAGCCGTCGAACGAGCCTGTCTGCACAGTGAATGCCGCAGTAACGCCCATAACGTCGGCCCAATGCGCGGCGATGGTTTTCGCCTTCAGGCCTAGCTCGCTCATTTACTCCCCCAATGCAGCAGATAGGATGCTAGGAGAAAAAGGGCAGCGGTTCCGAAAATAACGCACAGACCAAGCCTTGTGTCGCGATCAGGCATCGTCGCCTTCTTTCTTGGCTGGCGCGCTGCCCAGCGCCGGGGGGAACACCCGGACGCCACAGGCGGTGCCTTCGAGCCTGATATTAGCCATAGTTCTGAGCCTCGCTACGGCACAGGAAAAAATGTATGCCGTGCGAGCATTCTACGAATACGGAATCATCGAACGAATCGGCGCGAACGATCTTCCCAACCGGATACTTCGTTCCGTCATGCATCCCGATTCCCGGCCCCGTAACCGTCTTGCCGACCGAATCGTAGAGCGCTAGAACCTTGACGTATTCGGCTCGGCACTTACGCCCCTGTAAGCTCGCGGTACGCTTGGCTTTGGCTGGAATCTCGATCTTGGCAACAATGCCCTCGGCCAGTTTCTTCCAGGCCGTGAAGGCCCCGACTTCGGGGATAATCCAAAACACACGGCGATATTCGTCGGGGTTAAAGTTCTTGGCCTCGTAGAGGTTGGCCCCGGAGAGGTCGGCCCTGGAGAGGTTGGCCCCGGAGAGGTCGGCCCTGGAGAGGTCGGCCCTGGAGAGGTTGGCCTCGTAGAGGTTGGCCCCGGAGAGGTTGGCCTCGTAGAGGTTGGCCCCGGAGAGGTTGGCCCCGGAGAGGTCGGCCTCGTAGAGGTTGGCCCCGGAGAGGTCGGCCCTGGAGAGGTTGGCCCCGGAGAGGTCGGCCCTGGAGAGGTCGGCCCTGGAGAGGTTGGCCTCGTAGAGGTCGGCC